AGAGAACATGGGCTCATCAATGGCCCTTTCTCCAATGCGAGCGCCAGGCATGGGGCAGAAGCCGTCTTTACAATTGTTTTCAATGGCATCAAGGGCTTCCTTCTCTTGCTCCATTTCCATGGCAAAAATGAGAGCCTTTAGATACCACTTGGCTTTCTTTAAATCTTCTAAGCCGTTTTTGTTTTCATAGCGCCAAATATATTTGAGCACATTGCCCTTAAGAAAGCCACGAAAGGCTTCAGGGCTCATGCAAGCTTCTAGTGCTTCAATGGCCTCGATGCCACCAGATGCATAGTGCATGGGGCTGTTAACTGGATCAAACACTTTAGGGCGACCTTCAAAAGGAACAGTCATTGGCTTCAAAAGCATCAAAAGCCTCTCGGAACAGAGGCCGTGCCAGCAAGGATAGTGCCTGAGCATAGGCTTGGATTTCACCTTGAGCATCTGCTGGTGAGCGAAGGCTGATGAAATGCAGCAATGCTTGCAAACTACAGGTCCAGGTGAAGGAAGTATAGAGCGACGTGGGCAGTACGCCACGAGCTTGTTCTTTACTCACACCAAGCGCCATGAGCGTCTGATAAGCGCCTTTGGCGGCCTGCAAGCCCTTGGCATATTCAATCATGGCTATCTCATTGGAGCGGCCTTCCAGGGGGCCGGCTGATGCTTGTTTATTGCTATCGCTTTGCTGGCGAAACTCACGAGGCATGTAAAATTCTTCACTATCAGCTTCACAATATCTAAAGCTTTTTTCGTTCCAGCCCAATTGGTCATTGGCATAAGTGCCGCCAATAACGTGCTTCCACCATTGCCGAGCAATGAAGAGAGGAGCTTTTACTTGCCACTTCGTTACAACACCACGAAACGGGCTGGTATGTTGATGCTTAACTAAATAATTCAGGAGTTTTTGGTCTTTCTCCGACCATTCAGCGCTGCTTTGGCCAAAAGATTGGCGAGCATCGCAGACGATATCAATAGAACTGCCCATCCAGTCAATAAGACGCACAAAGCTGATGCCATCGTTCAAAGGATCAATAGAGGAGTTAATGGGAGCCATGAAACAGAGAGGCCGGGCGCAAACGCTGCAAGCTGATTGTAGGCGAGATCTTGGTTTCTGAATGCCAGACAACTACTGCCCGTTTCTTTCCACCATTAAAAACAAAACCAATGAGAGTACCGACAATGCTAGTCAGCATCCATCCTGCTGCTGTTGGCTGCACATATACCACTTCTTCTCCAGGGCACCATTCGTGATCGCGTGGGGTGTGTGGAAGCTGAAATGGACGGTGCTCCGTAGCTTTAATTACGGCTTTCTTTCCATCGTCCACCTTGTAAACAAACTGTCTGCCATAGCCCCTCCTGGTTAGGCTAAAGCAAACAGTTTTGGAATAATGTCCACGCATTTCTCTATTCCAGTAGAGTTAAGCTATCAAGGCCGTCCTTACATTGCTGCCATGGGTCCGTTTGAACGCAGTTTAGAAAGAGACTTCGCTTTGGCTGCCAATAAGCGTGCCATTGCAGAATGCTCTGACGTGGAAAAACTGCGGGAAGTGGCAGTAAATTTAATGGAAGGTTGGTCCAACATGCAAGAGGCTGTGGGCTCGTTGGTTAAGGAAAACCTGGAGCTGCGTCAAGCCATGTCCGTGAAAGAATGGGATTTGCAAGCTGCTGCTGAACTGCTCGATGAAGCTACGCAAATGGTCAATGACGAAGTGCAGCGGCAATCTTCTCAAGCCAAAAGGCGTCTTTGGCCGTTTGGCTAGTCAATAAAAACACTCTCCATCCTCCCATTGTGGCGAGGTTGAACTTTCGGGCATCACGCTCATAACCACTGCCGGTAACGTGACGGCCTCGATTGAAAGTTCCGCCTTGGATTTCAATGAGGCTATTGGATGGGAGGTGAGCGAAGTCAGCCCGATAACGCTTAGATCGTTTTGATTTTGCATAGCGCTCTTGAAAATCAGCTTCCCAAGTGGGAACATCACTGAATTCTCTGATCAATGTAAGATCGGGATAGTGAGCTTGCCACAGTCCGAGAAACTGATCTTCAAGGGCACTCACGCATCAGACGGCAGCGAAAGATACTTTAGCGCCTTGATTCTGATACTTTCCTTTGCCATAGGCTTGGCCTACGTCGCCAGAAAGCTGCATAAACATGATTTGCACTATGCCTTCATTGGCATAAATGCGAGCCGGAAAAGCCAGGGGATTGACAATACAAATAGTGAGAAAGCCAGACCAACCAGGCTCAATTGGCGTAACGTTAATGATGGTGCCTTGACGTGCATACGTACTTTTCCCATCGCATATGCCCATCACATTGTTGGGCATCGTGATGCGTTCAAGACTAACGCCTAATGCGTAGGAAAAAGGAGGCAAAACAAAAAATGTGCTGCCAAGTTCTTCGATGGGCGTGGCTTCATACATGACGCTCTCATCAAAACGCTTCACATCCAGCGCCCTGACTTCCTGGTTGTTGTTGATGACCATGAAGCCCTTAGGGGACAGGCGAAGGTCGTAACCAGCGTGCGACAGGCCATAGGACAATGCCTTGGTGCCATTGTCAAGCTCACGGCGCTTTTCGCCAGTGAAGGGAAAGATAATATCGTTTTCAGCGAGGATGCTGATTTCTTTATCAGTGAGAAGCATTGTTTGAAGAGCGAGAAAACAAGCCCATAGAGAGCCAAACAAGAATTGCGGCAGGCCAAAAGGGCACAGACGGCCAGATTGACTGGACCGCCCATGCCCCTAAACAAGCCGCTCCAAAACTAATGCCTAAAACAATGGCCACTGCCAAAAGGTAGATGGGCCAATCAATAGGCTCGGAGCGCTTCATGATCAGAACAGATCGTCAGAAGACGAGGAGCGGCTGCCGCTGCCAGCGCCGTTGCCATCGTTCTTCCAGAAGCTGGAATAAGCCTTAGGGCTGTTCTCCATCTTGTTGACGGTCACTTGCCCCTTGAAATGAGGGGAGGTGTCCTTATCGCGCTTGTCGTTGTCCCACAGCGCCACGCGGAAACTGTAGTTACCTTGGGCGTTAGGGCCGGCTTTTTTAGCAGCATTGAGAATGTCGGGGGTGAGATCGACAGTGCCGCTAAACACGGGAAGATTGCCAGAGGGCATTGGTTGTTCCTCAAAGGAGTGTAGTGGGCCCTGGACGGGCTGCTCCAGCTTAAGCCCGTTTCACCAAAAGACTATGCCCCGCGATCCATAGAAATTGTTAAGGGCATCCTGCCTGGATAGTGGTCGAAGAAATACTGCTGCGTCTTTTGCACCATCAGCCCCGCTTGCATGGCAAGCTCCCCTGCCGACAAGCTCACCACTTGCGCTTCCTGACCTTTCTCCGTATCGGGATCATAAATGGCGATGGCGCAATGCGCTTCATTAATTTCAATGTCATACATCTGCTCAATGGCCTGCACATAGGCTCCGAGCTGCATGCGATAATCGGCTAGCTGTGTATCAGGCTTTTGCTTGTAGCTGGTCTTCCAATCGAGCAGCGCATAGTCACCATTATTCATTTTGGCGAGCATGTCAAACGTGCCTGAATAGCCAATTTGTCTGGCATTGTCATACCAAGCGATGGCGCTTTCAATGAGAAGAGGACTATCTACTTTCTCAAGGAACGATGAAATGGAAGTGAAATAGGGCACGTAGTTTGGATGGGAATCAAGATGGCAATTCACATCCTCTCCATTCCATAGATCCTCCAACACGCCATGCAGCCAATTGCCACGATCTACGGCATTACGAGTGCGGCGATTCGCTTCCGCATCGCCCACTTTCTTGCGCCAGTTCATGAGCGCCGCAATTTTGCCAGGGGGCGAACACGCGCTCGCAATAGTCGTCACAGAGGGCAAAACACACCCTCCGGGGACATTGGGAAAATCGTCGCAAACGTAGTATCTCTTTTTGTTGATCTGCAGCCGGTTGGGTTCGTATCGTGCGAGCTTGGGCATCATGAGCCTGTTTAGACACAGATCGTAACAGGCCATCAGCGGCTGCCATAGCTCTTCGTGCAATAATTTCCGTTTTGGTACGTATTAAGCGGACAGCTTGCACCCGGCGATGCTGGTATCGACCATTTGGTGCGATTACCGTAGCTTGGCACGCAATATCCAGACGAGGAATAGTAGCCAAGAGGGCAACTATTGCCACTTTGCTGAATGGGAAATGTTTGCGCCAATGCGGAAAATGGCGAGCAAACAATGCAGGAAATGGCGAGAATGGTTTTCATTTTTCGTTTACATCCCAAAAGTAATCGCAGCCTTCTTCGGTGAATGGCGGCGTTTCGATATAGCTTTGCCAGCGACTAGCAGGCGCGATATAACGCCAACAATTTTCGCGGACAGGACATTCACCGCCTTGGCACATTGCAATGTCAGACATGAGGATTTTGCGTGAAATTTGAGCAAGATACTGCCTATCCACAAGAGGATCGTCAGCAAGAACTTTGAAAACAGCAGCAATGCGAAGATCGCTACTGAGGCCATCGTCAGGCCAATTCCAAAATGCCTCGTGGCATTTGTCAAGGAGGGCTTCATGATTCTTCATGAACGATGGTTGATGGGCGAATACTTTCCATTTCTTCTAGAACGGCAGCAAAACCATCAATAATGTTGCTGTCGCAAAAGCCAGCCCCACGGAGGAAGTGGGAAAAGTTTTCAATCACTTCACGACAAAAATTAGTGTCGGAAGTCATGGTTAAATGGAGATCGCCTTCGCGATAGCCATAAGTCCATTTTCCTATCGGGAAATCATGGTCCATAGCAAATAAACGAGGAGGGCAACGGCAAGGGCAATGAGAAAAACCAAAAGGAAAAGTCCTAAT